CGTGAACACCACGGACCAGGGCGTGGTGAAGGCCATCCAAAACAGCAACGTGATCAAATGGCTGCTCAAGTTTAAGCAGGTGCTCAGGCCGGAGGACATCAAGAAACACGTCGATGATTTTGTCAAAAACTATCTTTCGATCAACAGCGAAACGGGAGGCGCGGCAGCGGCTGACGCCAAATATGATGTCGAGCAAGTCAAGCCGGAAAGCTATGTGCCGAATGCAGCGCAAATGGACAGAACGCTGCAGAGGGTATATAGCTTTTTTAATACCAACGAAAAGATCGTCCAGTCTAAATTCACCGAGGATGAATGGGTGTCTTTTTACGAGTCCGAGATCGAGCCATTAGCAATCCAGATGAGTCACGAGTTTACTCGTAAGTTGTTCAGCCGGAAGGAACGATCTTTCGGGAACAGGATCATCTTTGAAGCGTCTAACCTGCAGTATGCCAGCATGAGGACCAAATTGGGACTGGTTCAGATGGTTGACCGCGGGGCCATGACACCGAACGAATGGCGAAAGATCCTGAACATGGGTCCGATTGAAGGCGGTGACCAGCCGATCCGTCGCTTAGATACCGCGGCAGTGCCCAATGAAGGAGGTGATGGCATGGATGAGGGGCAAAGTGAAGGACAATCTGAGCAGCCTGCTGCAGATCAAAAACCAAACCGAAACCAGCGCTGACCTTTATTTCTACGGAGACATCGTGAGCAGCTGGTGGGGGGCATGGGACGATACAGACCAATACCCCAGCGCCGTCCGCGATTTTCTGAAAAACGCAGAAGGGAAAGACCTTAACATCTACATCAACAGCGGCGGCGGGGCTGTGTTTGCCGGAATGGCTATTTACAACATGCTCAAACGGCACAACGGTTTTAAAACCGTCTATGTAGATGGCGTGGCGGCCTCCATCGCCTCCGTCATTGCGCTGGCTGGCGATCGGATCATCATCCCGTCCAATGCGTACCTGATGATCCACAAACCGTGGACCATTGCGGTCGGGAACGCGGATGATTTACTGAATGTGGTAGAGATGCTGGATAAAGTCGAGGAAGGAATCATCAATGTCTATGCCGATCATTTGGCGGACGGCGTGGACATTGAAACGATTAAGGAGATGGTGGCCAAAGAGACATGGATGACCGGCGATGAAGCCGCACGATATTTTAACGTGGAAGTGGGGCCGCCCTTGGAGGTGGTTGCTTGCAGTGGTGAGATGCTGGATAAGTTCAGGAATGCGCCGCAACAACTGAAAGACACAAAGAAAAAGAGTCTTGCCGTATACCAGGCAAGGCTCAATTTGTTGAAACTCAAAGGAGGTACAATCGATGAATAAAAAGGAGTATTTGGAAAAGCGCAATGCGCTCTTGGAACAAGCTGAAGCACTTTTGAAAGAAGGTAAGTTGAAAGAGTTTGAGGACAAAGAACAGGAGATTAAAGATCTGGACGAAAAGTTTGAGGCATACGCCAAGGCGCAGGCCAATATGAACGCTTTGAGAGAGAGGAAAGTGGTGGATGTGATTGTGGACATGACGAAACAACAAGACGGCACGGTGGCCTCTACAAATCCTGTCGAGGCCAAGGATGAGAAACAGGTGTATCTCCGGGCCTGGGCCAAGGACATGATGGGGCAGCCGCTGACCAAAGAAGAGCGTATCGTGTTTGACAAGTTTAATGCGGATGTCAAGAACGCTGTGCAAACCACGAATGAGCACACCGTGGTGATTCCGGAAACGGTTCGCGACGGCATTTGGAGAGAGGCCGGCGAACTGTACCCGATTCTTGGGGACGTGAGTATGACCTTTGTTCCCGGCGATTTGACCATCATTAAAGAAGTGAACAGCGGTACGGATGCGGAGTGGTATGATGAGCAAACCGCTGTTACCGATGGCGATTTCCAACTGGCTGAGTTGAATCTCACTGGTTGTGAGCTGGCGAAGGCTATTCCGGTTAGTTGGAAACTCCGCAAGATGTCTATTGATGCGTTTATCTCCTACATCCAAACCCTACTTGCTGAAAAAATGGGCGCCGCATTGGCAAAAGCGATTGTCAGCGGTCAGGGTAAACCTGGGCCGACAGACCAGTGGAAACCGCAGCCGCGGGGGATCGTTACGGCGATCCAAGCCGAACCGGGAACACCGCAAGTTGTTACCTATGATCCGTCTGCCGATCCACTGACCTATGATAAGCTGGCTCAAGCGATGGGGTTGATTAAATCCGCATACAAGACCGGCGCTGCAATTTACGCGAAAAGCTCTGTTATCTGGGGAACATTGGCTTTGCTCAAAGACGACACCGGCCGCCCGCTGTTTATCCCAGATGTGACGACTGGAGGTGTTGGACGGATCTTTGGGGTCCCGGTTAAAGAAGAAGACAGCGTTCCCGATGGTGACATTCTGATTGGGAACGTTGGTCGCGGTTATGCCATGAACGTCAACGAGAACATGACCATCTATACGGAGGATCATGTGAAACAGCGCTATACCGACTATATGGGTTATGCGCTGGTTGACGGGGATGTGCTCACTACGAAAGCATTTGCCTACATTGAGAACATTTCTGCTGCTTAATCACCTGAGTAAAGGGCCGGGCCAATCGGTTCGGCCCTTTACTCTTTGGGAGTGATGACAGTGTTCACGGGTAAGGTGATCAAGAAATNCATCGACAAGCACACCAGGAAGCGTTATGAGGTCGGGCAGGAATACAGCCACGAAGATGAAAACCGCTTGAAGGAACTCAGCAAGCTGGNTTTTGTGGAGTATGAAAGCAGCGATAAAAAGCCCGAAAAGAAATCTAGAGTCAAGTCTAAAAAGTAGGTGGCCGTAAATGGCGCTGATTGACGATGTAAAACTGTCGCTCCGGGTGTCAGTGCCCGATTTTGATGCTGAGATCCAGGATTTGATCGACAGCGCAAAAGCCGATTTGCAACTTTCCGGGGTGGTCAGTCCAGACGAAACGGATCCGCTCATCAAGCGGGCGATCACCGTCTACTGTAAAGCCCATTTCGGCTACGACAACCCGGAAGCGGATCGGTTTCAACGGTCGTATGATCTCCTGAAAATGCACCTGGCCCTGTCTACAGACTACACGGGAGGCGGGACCAGTGAGACATAACGCTGTAATCCATCTTGTCTCGACTCAGATCGTCGAGGACGAGATCGGCAACCAGATCGAACAGGAAACGGAGCGGAAAGTTTACGCCAACGAAATGGCGGTAAACCACGCCGAGTATTACAACGCGGCGGCAGCCGGACTCCGACCGTCCAAGATGTTCGAGGTGTACACGTTTGAGTATGCCAACGAAGGAAAACTGCGGCACAACGGCGTGAAATATCGGATCATCCGAACGGAAACACGGGGCGAAAAGACTCGAATCATCTGTGAGAAGGTGGCCGGCGATGGTTAAGATTAACGGTCTAGCGGCAGAAATCAGCAAAGCACTCCAAACCTACACGGCGGAAGTCACCGAAGGGCTTGAAGAGGCCAAGGAAAAGGTGGCCCGGAACGCGGTGAAAAAGCTAAAGCGACGGAGCCCGCGGAAAACCGGTGACTATGCCAAGGGGTGGCGGGCGACAAAAATCGGGTCCGCTTGGGTGGTCCATAATGCAACCAACTACCAACTTACCCACCTGCTTGAACACGGCCACGCTAAACGGGGCGGTGGACGGGTGGCCGGTATCCCCCACATTGGGCCGACGGAAAAGGAAGCGATTCAGGAGTATTTGGAGGAAGCAGAGAGGGTGATCCGAGGATGACCTTGGCAGAGCTGGCTGCACTCCTGAAATCCACCGGCTACCCCGTCGCCTATTCGCATTTCAGCGGGGNAAACGTCCCTCCTCCCCCGTTCATCACCTATCATGTCGATAGCTCGTCCAACTATTTCGCGGATGATCGGGTCCACAAAAAGATCAGCAACGTGCTGATCGAACTGTACACCGACAAAAAGGATCTGAATGCCGAGGCCGCTCTGGAGGCGGTTTTGGATGCCAACGGATTGGCCTACGAGACGACGGAGGCATGGATCGAAAGCGAACAGTTGTTTCAAAAAACCTACGAGATAGGGGTGGTTTAAATGGCAAACCGGGTGACTTTCGGTTTGAAAAACGTTCACTATGCGACGTTTACTGTCAACCCCGACGGAACCATTACCTATGACACGCCGATTCCCATTCCCGGAGCCGTCGAGCTCTCTCTGGAACCCCGGGGGGAGATGGTCGAGTTCTACGCGGATGATGTCCTCTATTACAGCGCATCGAACAACCAGGGCTATGAGGGGACACTTTCCATTGCCGTTATCCCCGAACAGTTCGCAATCGATTGCTTAGGAGAGGAAAAAGATCAGACGGACATGGTGCTGATCGAGAAGGTCACGGCGAAGGGCAAACCGTTTGCGCTGCTTTTTGAGTTTGACGGCGACGAGAAAGCGGTGCGGCATGTCCTGTACAACTGCACGGCCAACCGTCCGACCATCACCAGCTCCACCAAGACGGACACGGTTGAGCCGCAGCCGAACGAATTGACGTTTGTGGCCAGCCCGCGGCCCACGGATGGAGCGGTGAAGGCCAAAACCACCGAAACGACGCCTGCCGCCGTGTATGACAATTGGTATACGACGGTGTATGAACAGCCGGCTGGAGGGGCGTAATGAATGGAGAAAACCATCATCATTGACGGAAAAGAGGTGCGGTTCAAAAGCACGGCGGCCACCCCTCTCCGCTATAAAGCCCAGTTTGGCAAGGATTTTTTCGCCGAAATCCTCAAAATGGGCGCGCTTGAAAAGCTGGGCAAGCTGAATCCCGAAAAAATCAACGCGAAAGACCTTGAAGGGCTGGACTTCGAGGTCTTTTATAATATCGCGTGGGTGATGGCCAAAACCGCCGATCCCAAAATCCCGGACCCTATCACTTGGTTGGATCAGTTCGACGAGTTCCCGATGGTCGAGGTGATCCCCGCATTACAAGACATGATCTTGGCGACGATTCGCGGTAAAAAAAAATAGACGAAGCGAAGGGAACGGACAGTGGTGAGATTATCACCACTGATTCGTTCCTTTTGCTTTGTAAGCAATGCGGCTTACAATGGGCGGATCTTGAGGAGATGACCATCGGCATGTGTCTGGACTATGCAGAGGAGTACATTAACCTCCACAACCCGAAAAAACGGAAAGCACCCGCCCGGCGAGCGACGCAGGCGGACTTTGACGCCTTTTAAAGGCAGGTGAAAACATGGCAAAACGGATCCAAGGTATTACCATCGAGCTTGACGGCGAAACAAGGCCGCTACAAAAGGCGCTGGCAGATGTCGATAAGCGTAGCCGCGATCTGCAAAAGGAGCTGAGAGACGTTGAGCGCCTTCTGAAATTCGATCCGAGCAATACCGAAGCGCTGGCACAAAAACAGCAGCTTTTAGCGGAACAAGTCCAAGCCACAACCGAACGGCTGAACCGCCTGCGGGCGGCTCAGCAACAGGTTGAGCAGCAATTTAAAAGCGGTGAAATCGGCGCGGAACAATACAGGGCGTTCCGCCGGGAGATTCAATATACCGAGGCGCGGTTAAATAAATTCAAGCAGCAACTGGCCGCACTTGACGATGGCAAGTCGCTGGATAATGTCAAAAAAGACCTAAAGGGCGTCTCTAAAGAGGCCAACGAAGCTCAAAACTCGGTGTCGGAACTGGGAAGCGCGATCGGCGGCCTTGCCGCTGGCGGCGGGATCGCCGGAGCAGTCAGCCAAGCGCTTGACACTGCTGGCCTGCAAACCAAGATTGAAATCTCGATGGAAGTCCCGCCGGAATCGGTGGCCGCCGTGCGGGATGCCGTGGGCGTGGTCACGTCCTACATCGACGACCAAGAGGCGGCTCTGGAAGGGGTCCGGCGTCAGTGGGCGCTCAACGCCGACGCCAGCGACGAGGCGAATGCCCGCATTGTTAAGGGCGCGGCGGCCATCGCCCGGGCCTATGCCGGCATCGACTTCGCTGAATTGATCCAGGAGACGAACGAAATCTCCCGCTCTCTCGGCATCTCGAATGATGAGGCATTGGGCCTGATCAATGCCCTCCTGAAAATGGGGTTTCCCCCTGAGCAACTGGACATTATCTCCGAATATGGGCTCCAGTTGCAGATGGCCGGCTACAATGCGCGGGAAATTCAGGCCATCTTTGCCGCTGGAATCAAAACCGGGACATGGAACATCGACAACCTGCTGGATGGCCTTAAAGAAGGCCGCATCCGGTTGGCTGAGTTTGGACAGGAAGTCCCTAAAGCGGTGCAAGAATTGCTTGCCGGCACAAACATCTCCGCTCAGCAGTTGCAGGAGTGGGGCCGGGCCGTTGCACAAGGCGGAGAGGCCGGGAAGCGGGCCATGGTAGAGGTTGCCCAGGCAATCAATGGCGTAGACAACGAGACGAAAAAGAACGCCCTTGGAGTGGCCGTCTGGGGCACGATGTGGGAGGACCAGGGTCAGGCGATCATTGACACGATTCTGGGCGCGAAGGATCAGGTTGTGGACTTGACAGCGAACCAAAAGCAGTTGAACGATGCTGTTTCCCGGCTTGATCAGGATCCCGCCGTCCAGTTTTCCCAGGCGATGCATGAGCTAAAAGTTGCTATGGGGCCTATTCTCACCGTCATTGCCGACATCATCAGCAAAATTGCCGAGTGGATCCAAAACAACCCCGAACTGGCCGCAACCATCATGGCAATTGTGACGGCAATCGGGATTTTGATGGGGATATTCTTGGCGCTAGCACCTATTATCACGGCCATCGCGGGGCTTGCAACAGCGCTTGGCGTAAGTTTTGGAGCCGTAGCGGCACCTGTCTTAATC